GCGTGGCATCTGCAGTTGCAGATCAACCCGTTGTGCAAACATGGGAATTTGATGACGACGCAGATAGCGGCGAGTATTCTGCACATGATGACTTTACTGCGGCAAATCGCGTTGATGTTATTCAGCCTGACATTATTCCAGCTCCGTTTTGGGTAGATGATGAATTTGAAGAAGATGAGTGGGCAGCGGCACAATTAAACCCAACGCCCGCCGACGTAATCCAGCCTGACATTATTCCCGTACCGCTATGGGACTTTGACGAATCTGAAGATGAGGAATGGGCAACATTACAAGTTAGCATCACGCAAGCCGATGTATTCGCAACGGATGCCACACCATTAGCCGATTGGCTTTATGACGACGAGGAACCGGAAGAACCTAGTTTCTTTGATGTCGCCATCATTGGCCCCAATGCCGACTTAATCACTAACCCTGATTGGCTAGATGATAACGAGCCTGATGACGATCTCGCCCCGTATCAGTACACCTACACGTTTGACGATGTATCAACAGATATTATTCCTGCTCAGTTGTGGACAGATGACGAGCTAGAAGAAGATGAGTGGTCAGCATTACAGGGGTCAATAACACCGGCTGATGTATTCGATATCATCCAGCAGCAGGATATTGATTGGGAATACGACGATGACGCTAGGGATGTATGGCCTCTGATTCAAAGCGGCGGTATTCCTGCTGACATAATATCTCACGCTTCAACAGGCTTACTGGCTGGGCAAGGCGCATCAATAGCTGGCGCATCAACGCGCTTTAGACAGTTCCTATCCACTGGTAACTTGATTGGGCAAGGCGCATCCGTTGCAGGTACGGCAAGCCGGTTACATATATTTACGTCAACAGGCGTACTGGTTGGTCAAGGTGGAACCGTAGCAGGCAGCGCAGCACGGATAGCCATACACCTATCAACAGGAACGCTTGTTAGTCAAGGCTCTACAATAGTGGGCGCATCAACTAGGTTCCGAACATTTGCCGCCACGGGAACTTTGATTGGGCAAGGAACAGCATCGGGTACAGCGCAACGATTCAGAGTCTTTACGTCTACGGGCGTATTGATAGGACAAGGCGCAACGGTTAATGGTGTAGCGTTACATTCTGTATTACATACATCAGCGGGCGCACTGGTAGGACAAGGCTCAACCATAGCGGGAGTAAGCAATCGCTTTATTTCTCACAATGCAGTTGGACTTTTGATTGGTTTAGGTAGTACAATCGCGGGAAGCGCATTGTTAGTTAAGACTCACTTAGCAACAGGCGCACTAGTGGGATTAGGTTCGGCGGTTAATGGTACGGCGCAAATTGGCACTGCCCCAAACAACGGCAACATAAATTATCACAGGCGTTATTTCCGTGAATCGAGACGTTAAATGATTAACCTTGAATTGCCTGATGAAGTAAAACTCGCTATGTCGGAAACAGATGCCCCGACAGATGACGATACAAAGCTATCGCTATTAGCCACAAAGATATGCGAGCTACGCGATGAGGCGGTGCGCTATCGTGCAGAGTCCGGCATTGAACAGGTATGGCTAGAGGCCGAAGAAGCCTATCTGGGCATTGACGACGAAAACCGCCATGAGTATCAAGGTTCCACATGGCAAAAGGCTAATAGCCCACAAGGGCCAATCACCCGCGCTAACTCATCCAATGGCGTTAAGTCTACCGCTTTTGTTAAGATCACATCGCGTTACGTTGATGCAGGCGCGGCAAAGGTGGGTGAGATTCTATTGCCGATAGACGGGAAAGCGTTTAGCTTTAGCGCATCGCCTGTGCCTGAAATGGTCGCAATGCAAAGCGATTCTGGGCAGGTTATGGTCAATGGCAAGCCCGCCATGCGCGACCCTACCCCGCAAGAAGCCCCGCCCGCACAGCCTAACCCTGATGGTTCGCCGCCTGCCCCACCTGCCCCTGTGCCGCTGACTCATGCCGATCTAGCACAAGAAGCAATGGCAGTTGCAACCAAAAAAGCCAAAGCTGCTGAGAACAGAATTTATGATTGGATGGTTGAATCAAATTATTCTGCTGAAACCCGCAAGGCTATCCATGACCGCTCCCGACTAGGCGTAGGTATTATCAAAGGCCCGTTCCCCGACGAAATAAAGAAGCACGCTACAACTAAGGATGAGCAGGGCAATTCCACTTATCACATGAATATAGAGATCAACCCTAGCGTAAAATGGGTAGACCCGTGGAATTTCTACCCCGATGATTCATGCGGCGAAAATATCCATGACGGCGAGTTTATTTTTGAGAAAGATATGCTTTCACCCCGTCGCGTTAAAGAACTAAAGAAAAACAAAGTGTACCTTGCCGATCAAATTGACAAGGTGCTAGACGAAGGGCCACAGCGCATCAATGATCTAAACGAGAAAGAACAGAATCTTGAAAAGCGGAAAATTAAAGATTCGCGCTATGAAGTCTGGTATTACTACGGCATGATTTCCCGCGATGAAATGATCGCCGCCAAAGGCAAAGGCATGAAGGATGCCAAAAAAGACGACAAGACCGACGATGTGTATGCGATTGTTACCATCATAAACAACAGAGTGGTACGCGCAACAATCAACCTGCTGGACTCTGGACGGTTCCCCTACCATGCCGCACCGTGGGTTCGCCGCATCAATAGCTGGGCGGGCGTAGGCGTAGCCGAACAAATCCGTATGCCGCAACGCATGACCAATGCCGCTGTCCGCGCTTTGCTAGTTAATGCCGCCAAATCCGCAGGCGCACAAATCGTTGTGGATAAGTCATGTATAGAACCCGCTGACGGCTCATGGACATTGACTCCTGACAAGTTATGGTTCAAGACGCAATCGGCTACTAATGACGATGTAAACAAAGCGTTTAACGTGTTCCAGTTCCCCAACGTTCAAAAAGAAATGATGGGAATTATTGAGTACGGCGCGAAGCTGGCAGAAGATTCATGCTCTATTCCCCTTATCAGTCAAGGGCAATCAGGCAAGACAACCCCGGACACCTACGGCGGGCAAGTGTTGCAAGATAACAACGCTAACCAATTGTTGCGTAGCGTAGGCTATAACCAAGATGATTACATGACTAAGAATCTTATAAGCATGTATTACGAATGGCTATTGCTTGACCCTAAAGTACCTAATGATGAAAAAGGTGATTGGAGCATCAACGCACAAGGTAGCGCAGCGCTAATTGAGCGGTTTATCCAAAACACCACTATCAACAATATCCTGCAATCATCGCTCAATCCTGCATTTGGAGCTGACCCGTATGACACATACGCAGAGTATCTACGTTCGCAGCGCCTAGACCCTGCGAATTTCCAAATCTCGCGTGAAGAATACGACAAAGCGAAAGTCCAACAAGCGCCGCCGCCAGCTCCATCTGTACAAGTTGCACAGATTCGCGCTCAATCAATGACGGCAATCGCACAGGGCCATGACCAAGTTAAAGAGGCAATGATTAAACGCGATACCGACAGAGATACCGTTTTCGTTAATGCTGAAACAGCGCGTACACAAGCAGAACATGACGTGCGTATGCAAGAGCTTCAAGTTAAAGAGCGCCTTGCCATGCTTGAGTATGCTAATCGTGAAAAAATCACGCTTAATACGCTCAAGGTTGACTTAGCTAATTCAACTCGCAATGACCAGACTAAACGCGAATTGGCTGCGGCTGAGATTCAATTAGCCGTACAAACCACTATGTATGACCGCACGCACGACAAGCTAAAACACGAAGCTGAATTAAGAGTCAATTCAGTTCAACCAAAGAGCTTGACTCGTGATGAAGTAAGCACTAACATCACACCATAACATTAAGCACACACTATGCCTTCCAATTTGCTAGACAAGTTACAATTGTCACAGAGAGATAAGCAGTCAGATACATGGTGTTTGCTGTTGCCTTATTTTGAATCACGCTTGCAAGCCGTTAGAGAGCAGAACGATGGCGGGCATAGCGCAGAAGTTACGAGTAATTTGCGAGGTCAAATTGCCGTATGGAAAGAATTGATTGATCTGGATAAAGACGCAGTAATGATTGAATCAACAAATTTGTAACACGTCGCCCTTCATTGGACGGCAAGCCGTAGCAGCCGACGACAACGCCGGTTGTGTTTGTAATAAGTGAGGATTCAACGATGAGCGAGCCAGAAGTTGTAGAGCCGAGTGAGCAAGAGTTAGAAGATGCGTTTAATTCTGCTGATGAGCCTGATGATTCTAAAAAAATCGTTGAGGTTGAAAAGCCTGTAGAAGTCGAAGCAACTAAGGATGACGCACCCGCGCCGAACTTAGAAGTGGAAAAGCCCGAAGTAAAGGCTGTCCCACAAATGCTATCGGTTCCCGCAGAGGAATATAACCAGCTTGTAACAACTGTCGTAAGGCTAAACGATTTATATGGTGAGCATGGTAAAAAGTTTGACCAAGCCTTCGGAAAAATCGGTGGCATGGAAGATTTTGTTAAACGGCTACAGAAGGATACGCCTACCGGCGAAGCGCTCTCCCTAACCGATGAGGATATGGCAGAGTTGTCTGAGGAGTTCCCAAGCATTGCAACGGGAATGAAAACAGCGCTTAACAAAGTGTTAAGTCGTTCAAAAGGTACAGGTAGTTCGGCTTTAGACGATAACAAGATCAACGAGATATTGAAACCGATTCTTGACCAAGAGCGAGCTAACAATCAATTTGCTTTAGTTCAAGAGCGCACAAAGATCAAACAGGATATGCAGCGCGAACAAGTACTTGATGTTCACCCCGACTTTGATGCTGTGCGACAGACAGAGGATTTTCAAGCGTATCTTGCCAAGCTTCCAAAAGATGTTGCTGATACTTGGAAACCACGAATCATTATTGAAACGGTAACTAACTACAAGGCATCGAAAGTTAAACCAGCCCCACAAAAGAACGCACGCTCCGAGGCGCTTGCCGCTGCGGTAAACCCGAAAGGCTCCGGCCCTGCTATGAAAGGCAAGTCTGAACAGAGTCTTGACGATGCTTTTGACGAAGGCTTTAAAGGCCGCTGACAAAGCTAACCATATAAGGAAACATCATGTCTATCCAAACCCTCGATCTACTGCCCGCACGGATTGCGAAGTTTAAGGGCGAAATTATCAAGCACGCGATTCCTATGGAAATCATGGCCCCTTTAGGTCGCCAAGTTCAAATTCCACAGAACTCAAGTGACACCTACATCGTTCGTCGCATCCTGCCGTATGGCGCGACAGCAACTAACTCAACCACACAAAACACGTTCTTTCAGAACGCGCCGGGTGATCGCGGAACAAGTATTACTCAAGCGCATTTAACGTCTGAGGGCATTACGCCATTGCCAGATAGCATTACGGCGGTGAACGTAACGACCGTGATTCAAGAATACTCGTGTCTGTATGGCTTCTCAAACAAAGTCTATGACTTGTATGAGGATGACATTCCTAAAGAAATGATCCGTCAAGTTGGCGAGCGCGTAACGTTCGTGAGCGAGTTGATTATTTATAACGCGCTCAAGGCTTGTACAAATCAATACTTTGGCGGTGGCGGTACTAGCCGCGCAACGGTAGCTGGCCCATTGACGCTTGGTTTGGTTCGCAAGATCGTAAAGAACTTGCAAGGCAATCACGCGATGATGGTCAATGAAATTCTTGATGCGTCTGCCAAATACAATACCAGCCCAATTTCACGCGGCTATTTTGTGTATGTGCATACCGATCTTGAGCCGGACATTCGTGACTTGGAAAACTTTATCCCAATCGAGAAGTATGCGACGGGTAGCCCATTGCCAACCGAAATCGGCGCAACGGAACGTTTCCGCTTCATTGGTCATCCTGACTTGCCATCGTTCCAAGATGCAGGCGCGGCAATTGGCGCAACAGGTTTGAACTCAACGTCTGGCGTAAACATCGACGTGTATCCCGTTATCGTCTGTGCAAAAGATGCGTGGAGCCAGCTTGCTGTTCGCGGCTTGACTGCATTGCGTCCTACATTCCTACCGCCCGGCAAAATGGATAAGTCTGATCCTACCGGCGTGCGCGGATATGTAGGTACTACATGGCGCAAAGCGGCTACAGTTGAAAACCCCGGCTGGATGGCTGTCGCGTTTGTTGGTACAAAAGTTATCAACTAATCAATAACTTAGCGCCCTTCGGGGCGCAAGTTTAACCTAAAGGAAACGATTATGTTTGGAACTATTGCTACCCAAATCAGCGCCTCAAACGATGATTTTACAAAACGGACGCTACGACGCATTTTTACAGCGATGGCTAATGTCATCTCTGGGCAAATGTTAGGAAGTGCCGGTCTGGTTATTTCAGCCGCAGCAGCGGTTACGGCTAAAACGGGCGCGGTGGCAGTCAATGCCACAGTAAACGGACGGCTGATTTCAATCCCTGCTGGTACGGTATTGCCTGCTTTAACAGGCACGACCCTCATTAACACTTTTAATATTTACGTGTTCTATATCAATAACGCTAGTGTTATTACTAGCAACATGGGCATAGCCGCGACGACATTAGGCGGTGTTATTTGGCCTCAAACGCCTGTCGGCAGTGTGATTGTCGGCGCGCTTACGGTCAATCCTACGGCGGCTTCATTTGTTGGTGGAACAACCGCATTAGATGCAGTAAGTACCAACGTGGTTTATATCAGCCCTGTCGGTGCGTTTGATCCCTCAATTAACTACGCTTAAGGAAAACATCATGGATAACTATACCATCAACCCCCAAACCCTGACCTTGCGTAAAGCGGGAACGGTAGCGGGGACAACTAACACACTTAGCTTTACTGCTACCCCATTGCCGTATCTGATCCGTGGTCGCCATTATGAAAAAGCCACGGTTACTAACGGTGTTGTACCGCTTGTTGATTTTAACAGTGGCGTGGCATTTGTAAACATCTTGCCGAATCAGGGTTCGGTATTTGGCTTGGGTTATGACGCGGCAGGTAACTTGCGTGTTGTTCAAGGTCAAACGCTTGGCTTGGATGTAACAGGTAACTTCTTTGTGCAACCAGATGGCCCGACGACTCCAGACACCATTGCGATGTTCGCATTGCTTGTTGTTAAAGTTGGCGCAACGGGTGCGACTTGGACGTTTGGCACTTCAAACTTATCAGGCGCAACAGGCGTGACATATACGTTTATCGACGTAGCTGGCCCGCTTGATCGTCGCCTTGCTTAAGTAACAGCATCATCGCCGCGTAGTATTAAAAGCTACGCGGCATTTTATTCACTTTTAAGGATTAACCATGACGACAGCAAACGGCAATCGCGTATCACGTCGCAGCGAAACGCATACGGCAGATATGGCAACTCAAACCCGCCCGCCTACCGATATGAGTTCGGCTGAATTTAATCGTGAAGATATTGTTATTGCAGAAGATAATATCCCTGCGCTGAAAAATCGTTACATGGCTGATTTACAGTTTAATGAAGATCCAGTGACTATTCGCATCAACGGTCATTCACGGGACAAAGAAGCTCCAAAGAACATCGCTTGCTGGGTAAACGGCAAAGGCATTGAGCTATTGGTTAATGGCAAGTTTGTGGCATTGGGCTATGTGCCGATTGGTGTCAACGTTACTACCAAGCGCAAGTATGTAGAAAACCTGATGACTTCAACGCCCGTCACTGTGAATACAGTAGTCGGCAGAGCAGACAAAGACCAGCCAGATCAATCTATTGTTTACGAGCGTGCCGCCGAATATTCGATTTCCGTTATTAAAGATGAAAGCCCTGCCGGTGCAGATTGGTGTGAAGCCGTTATGTTTGCCCGTGCTTAATTGCAATGAACTATTTGCAACTAGCGCAACGCGCATCCCGCGAATGTTCTATTAGCGGCGTAGGGCCAGATACCGTCCTTGGTCAAGTTGGTATGTATTCACGCATGGCTAACTGGATTAACGATGCACTAAATGATATTGAAATCGCACGCCCTGAATGGGGATGGATGTATCAATCATTTTCATTCCCAACAGTTGCAGGGCAAGCAGAATACACACCTGTGCAATGCGGCATTACAGATTTTGAAACTTGGGATTTAATGTCATTGCGGAATAACGTGACGACAGTAGGGGCATTGTCTGAGATTGAAATGGGCAATATCTCTTATGAAGATTGGCGTTTGATATATGACTTTGGTGCAAACAAGTTTATAACGAGCCGTCCGATTAGCTTTGCTATTGCTCCCACGAAAGCATTAGCATTAGGCCCATACCCCGCCGCTCTGTACACGGTGACAGGCCGCTACTATCGGATTGCACAAGTGCTTGCCGTAGACACTGACGTTCCAAAAATGCCGACAAATTACCACATGATGATCGTGTACAAGGCCATGATGTATTACGGCGGGTATATGTCAGCGCCCGAAGTTTACGACCGGGGCGAACTAGAGTTTAGTAAAATGATGCACCGTTTAGAAAACTCGCGGTTGCCTGTAATGGACTTTGGATGACGCTTAGACGCCATCCCGCTGTAGAGCATCCCGCTACTATTTTACGTGGCGGGTTAGATCAAATCACGCCTGCCGTTGTTCTAGACCCAGGCTTTTGTATTGATGCCGTAAACTTTGAATGTGCAACCAGCGGCGGGTATTCACGAATAAAAGGCTATGAGCGTTTTGATGGGCGACCCTACCCAAGCGGGGCGATATACTCGCTAATTCAGTTCGCATCGTTTACAACACCCCCTACAATTGGGCAAGTATTAACCGGCTCAATATCTACAGCAACGGGGACGGTTGCGTTTGTGGGTACAAATTACGTTATTGTTACCAAATTATCAGTAGCGCAATTTATTACCACGGACATTATTACGCGAGCAGGGCCAGTAACCATTGGCACAATGATTAACCAAACCCTTGTTATTAATGCACAATTAACCGCACTATACAAGGCGGCTGCTGCTGACATTCTACGCGCTGACATTCAGCCCGTAGGCGGTGCAGCAGGAGCAGGGCC